GGAGAAGGGCGAGCCGGGGTTGAATGGCAAAGACGGAGTTGGGACTCCGGGGCCCAAGGGGGAGCCCGGGTTGAATGGCAAAGACGGAGTTGGGACTCCGGGGCCCAAGGGGGAGCCCGGGTTGAACGGCAAGGATGGAGTCGGAATTCCGGGGCCCAAGGGGGAACCGGGGTTGAATGGCAAAGACGGGGTCGGGATTCCGGGACCCAAGGGGGAGCCCGGGTTGAACGGCAAGGATGGAGTCGGGATTCCCGGGCCCAAGGGGGAGCCGGGATTGAATGGCAAAGACGGAGTCGGGATTCCCGGGCCCATGGGCGAGAAGGGCGAAAATGGAAAGAGCATCTCCCTCGAGGAAGTGAGAACTGTCTTTGAAGGCGAAATAGCAAAGTGGGCACTGGAATTTGAAAGACGCGCCCAGGATATCCTTCAAAAGGCGATTGATCGAATTCCGCAGCCCAGCCCCGGAAAAGATGGAATCAACGGCATCAGTGGCCTCAACGGCAAAGACGGGAAAGATGGCCTTGGGTTTGAGGATCTTAGTTTGGTTCAAACTGACGAGCGCAGCCTGGTTGTTAGGTTTGCAGGGAACGGAAAAACAAAGGAATTCCCCTTGACTTTCCCGGTCTTGATCGATAAAGGAGTTTTCAAGCCCGAATCCAGTTACCAGAAGGGCGATGGCGTAACCTACGCCGGGAGCTTCTGGATCTGCCAAAAAGATCAGCCAGGATCGAAACCGGGCGAGGATGGGAGCTGGAGGCTGGCGGTTAAACGCGGGCGCGACGCCAAGAGTGATATATGACGCAGTTGGTGACCAAAGCAGAGGCCATGAATTTTCTCCGTTACGATGAGGAACCCCCGGAGCTCGAGCTTCTCATCAATGCGGGGTCAGCGGCGGTGTTGAATTATCTGGGCGATGACGCCACTTTTTTAGAAGACGAAAGCGATGGCGATGATTCTGTCGTCGTTCCAGGCGAGGTAAAGGCGGCCTGCCTGCTTTGGATGGGACAAATGGATCAGAACCGCGAAGGAGCGAAAACCGACCCAGGGGATACAAGGTCCGCATATGGATATCCTCCGGCGACCGTCGTTGCCCTGCTCTCCGGTTGGCGCCAGCCGAGGATGTCTTAAAAGTTGGGTGAACATTAATGGAAAATAATAAGCGGGCCTATCGAATATGGGCTCCCCCGTACAGAAACCGATCTGCAGGAGTAAGGACGCTGTACCGCCTGGCGGCCCTTCTGCGCGAGCGGGGCCTAGAAGCAACGGTCAATGATAAACCGGCGAATGAGGATTATATTGCCGTCTACCCGGAAGTGGTCAAGGAATTAAATCCTTTTGGCGCGAAGCATGTTGTCCGCTACCTCCTCCACAGACCGGGTGTCGTCGGCGGTCCCCGCGTCTATCCGGCAAAAACCATGAAATTTTGGTACCACGGGATATACCGGGGAGCGGGCAGCGAGCCATGCCTGACCGTCCAGACCACGGAGCTAGACCTATTCAACCTTCAGGGCGTCGGGGTCCGCGATACGACGTCTACATGGATCGGAAGAGCCGAAAGGCGTGGATACCTAAAACGCCCGGTAATTGGCGAAACCATGATAAAGCACGATTGGCCTCCGGACCGAAAGGGCGTGGCTGATCTGCTCAAGAGGAGTAAGGTCTTTTATACCTACGAGCCCTTTACCGCATTGATGACGGAGGCGGGCCTCTGCGGTTGCCCGACGATTATCATGACGGAGATGTCCAAATATCCGATCAGCCGGAAGGAGCTTGACGAGCTCGGATGGCATCCCAGGGGAGCGGCCTGGGGAGCGAATGAAATTGAGAAAGCCAGGGAGACCCTGCCAAGTGTCTTACCGGAATATTTGGCGAATGAAGAACAAAGCAAAATTCAGTTGGCCGCTTTTATCGAGATTACGCAGAACATGTGAAAGGGACGCATGCCTAAGACGGTAATTTCGCAAGACGTAAAAGCATTAATCGGATCTATCGGCCCCAACCGGTGCAATATTTTTGTCATCCAGAATAACAACACTGAGTCGGATGACGGGAAAAGCTTCTGGAACCTTTTTAGGAATCTGCCCGAACCCAGGTGGAAATCATTGAAAATGCTTTTGGTCCAGGAATTGATCAAAAAAATCCCTTATAGTAACCAGCGGGCGCTTTTCGTGGGGATCAGCGAGCGGACCATGCGGGCCTGGGAGCGTGAAGTGGCCAAGGACGATACTCTTTTTGTCCCAGTGGGACCGGCAGACCGGCGGACCGGCGGACTTTTGACGGAAGGAGTCGATCCGCAGGATGATTGAGCCAGCGATAAACATTTGCATCCCATATGATCCGGAGGCCAACCTGGGCCGGGAGTATGATCGAATCATGGCGGAGTCGAGCCGGGAGTGGGTGCTTCTTCTGGACCATGACATCCTGATTCTCAACCCTCACTGGTATCATATCTGCCAGGAGGCCATCAGAAAGTATCCGGACGCCGGGCTATTTACGGTGTTTGCAAGCGCTGCCGGCAAAACATTCCAGCGGATAAAAGGATGTCCCGAAAGGGGACAATCGATCTTGGTTCACCGGCAGTTTGCCAAAAGTCTTTGGCACAGGCTCAAATTTTCCATTACCGTTAATGATCCCAATATTCCTAACAATGAGACCAACGGGTTCTTCATGCTGACTTCCAAAACGGCGTGGAAAAAATGCGGCGGCTTTGGGGATAACGGCCTTTTCTCCCAGGATCGTCTCTATTATAGGCGAATTACGGCCGCGGGTCTGAAGATCTACCGGATCGATGGTATTTATTGCTACCACCTGGCCGAAAGAATCGATGGGTCCTGGATTCCGAATCTCAAGACCTCCAAAGAATTATGGGAGGAGTTCCGACTATCGATGGATAAAGCGCATTGAACGAAAGGCCATGCATCACGGGAGATTATGATCTCTAATTTTTCATTGCAGGATAAAAAAATAGACGTGGTTTATCCGCTGAATCCGATGGCCAAAGGACCGGAGGACCTTGAGCTCAGGTATTCGCTCCGTTCCCTCGATCCACAGCCCTGGGCCGGAGATGTTTACGTCATCGGGCATCGGCCGCCCTGGTTGAAAAACGCCCTTCACATCCCCATGGGCGATCAGTGGCCGGTGAATTTCAAGGACAAGAACATCATTAAAAAAATGCTTTGCGCCTGCGCGGAACCCAGGATCAGCGACCCGTTTATCGCCAACAGTGACGATCAATACTGGCTAAAACCTATCAATCCGGGCGAGATGGGGATTCCCCCCCGGGAATTCCCGGCCCAGATGGACCGCGACCGCTTCGGACGGGTCTATCGAAACGGATGGGTAAAACGCCAGGCCTTGACCGTCGAATTTCTGAAAAAGAATAAGCGGGCAGAGATCCGGTTTGATGGTCACGTCCCCTACCTGATCGATAAGGGCCAGTATATACGGACAATGAACCAGATCCCCTGGGAGATGGGCGAGGGGTTTCTGATCGTGGTCTATCATGGGTGGAATTTTCACACCGACAACGGGTTTAAGATCGAGGACCGCGATGGCGTCCTGGTCCGGGTCAAGGAAGATCTGAAGCCGGAGGAGATCGAGGAAAGAACCGCGAAGGCTTTATTTTTGAATCATTCGAATAAAGGGCTTTCCGTCGGGATGAAGGATTTTCTGAAAAATCGCTTCCCTAATCCATCGAGGTGGGAATGAAAAAACGGGTTCAAGGTTCGAGGTTCAAGGTTCAAGGAAGATGAGATGCAGGCAGGAAAACTCAGGCGCAAAATCGTGATCCAGGAGAACCAGTATCCCCTGGACGAGCTGGGGAAGGCGCAGAGGGATGAGTACGGTGCGCCCATCGATAACTGGGTCGATGTCCTGACCTGCAGGGCGAGCATGGAGCCGCTGTCCGGGAGGGAATATTTTGCGGCGGCCCAGGTCCAGGCAGAGCAGATGACGCGGTTCAGGATCCGATATCCGCGCTTCCAGATCTGGCCGGGGATGCGAGTCAAATATAGTGACGTGATCCTAAATGCCGACCGGTATTTTGACATCAATGCGGTGATCGATCAGAATGAGATGCACGTGGAACTTTTCGTCATGACGACGGAGCAGATCAAACCGCTGGTGCCGGCGGGAAGTGGATCCAGCTCGAGCTCTGGCGCGGAATCCACAAAGTAAAAACTTTCGAAGGGAGAAAAAATGAAAAAGAGATTTTTAGGATCATTCGTTCTTCTCGTGGCCCTGGTTTTCCTTGTCCCTATCGCTGGAGCGCAGGTGTTGTGCAGTTCCTCTGGCTTAAAAACAGGGGATGCCCTCATCGCGACCGGGATCAAGAATCTTTGCGGCGTCCTCATAATTTCGGACGGGAACAATGATGCGTCGATCGTTGTTTATGACAGCGCCAGCGGCGCCACTGGAACAGTTTTATTCAAGGGAACCGTGGCCAAGGCGGCGAACTTCGGAGGAGCCACCTTCGGAAACGTGGTACGGACCACGAAAGGCATTTATGCAGACATGACCGGGACCGGAGCGAGCTATATTATCTACTATGTCAAATGAGGGTTTTTAGATGAAAAAAATATTCGCGTTTCTCCTCTGCCTCTCTTTGCTCCTACCCGCGTTGGGATACCCCGGGTTTCCCAGCGGAGGCCTTGGCACCGGGAATATAATTGCAGTCGGACAAATAAATCAGGCTTCACTCAGCAACCCGATTCCGACAACGACGAGCATCGATTCGGCCAACTTGCCTATCGGGAATCCAGCCTTTACGCTCACGGTAAATGGAACGAAGTTTATACCCACGTCCATGGTCAAATGGGCTGGGACGAGCAAAACCACTACCTACGTGGGTCCAACGCAGCTGACCGCAGCAATAGACGCAGCAGACGTGGCGGCGGCAGGAACGGCGGCAGTCACGGTTTTCAGTCCAGCCCCGGGCGGCGGAACTTCTAATGAGCAGACCTTTACAATCGGCCCCTATATTTACGTGGGGGCCGATTGCGTCCTTTATCATGCCTATTGGGGTGGCACGGTGACGGATCACTCGATCCACGGGAACAACGGCACCGTGCACGGAACCGGGTCTATTTTTGTCCCTACTGGACTGCAGTTCCCCGGACATGCAGCCCCTTCGCCGGACTATGTATTCGTTCCGGAGAATTCTTCTCTGTTCATGGGCCTCGGAGATCAGACCGTCGAGCTCTGGCTAAACATGTCCGACGACCTTGTATCTGCGGGCATCATTGCGGGAGGTCCTTATACCGGAGGACATGGCTGGACCATGTACAGGTCCGGACCTAATTTAGTCTTAGATCTGGCTAACGCAAAATATTCTGCCCAATCTCTGATCTCCGATATTCTGGGAGGCTGGCACCACGTCGTGAAAGCCATCAAGCGGGATACCGGACTCTATTATTATTTGGACGGAACGCAGCCCGACACATCGGCTGGTAATCCGGGAGGAAACTTGGACCAGGCCACATCGTATGACCTGACCTCTCCTTTAATTGTCGGTTGTGATCTAGTGGGGGAAGGCGGCATGAAAGGAATCATCGGCGAAGTCCGAATATGGAATAGGGCGCTCTCTTTAGCAGAAGCAACAGCCAAATTCAACGCCACGAAGTCCCGGTACGGGTACTAAGTAAGATGAACGACTATCTTACTTTCGAAGTCAAAGGCCTCAAAGAAATGGGGGACCAGTTGGCCCAACTCCCCGGCAAGATTGCCCGGCGGGCCCTGACCAAGGCGGTAAGGGAAGGGGCGAACGTCTCTCGGGATCTGGCGAGATCCAACGCACCGGTCGGGACCAAGAGCTACAAGGATTACCGGGGAAAGATCCACCGGCCCGGTCTGTTGAAAAAAAGCGGGGTAATGAGCAAAAAATTAAGACCGCGCGACTGGCGGACCACTGTTCTTTTCGGGGTAGGATTCAGCAAGCTAGGGTTTTACGGGAGGTTTTATGAACGCGGCAAAAACAGGTTGCACCATCAAGCGCCGCATCCCTTCGTGGTTCCCTCTTTCGAAAATGCTCCGGAGCGGATCATCGAGGCGATAAAATCAAGGTTGGGGATCGAGCTGGAGGTAATCGTGCGGGAAGTCAAGGGATTGATCTGGATGGCAAAATGAGGAAAAGGTCAACCCGTCCGCCAGTCAGCCGGTC